TGACTGTTCAACTTTAACCCGGTACCCCACCGTCAGCGCGGGGTGTGCTTTAATGGCATACACGACGCCGTAGTGATAATGAACTAGAGAGTAGAATGATACTTCTTCAACCACTCATTTATTCTATCATCATAATCAAGGTTTAATGACTGACACAAATGTTCAACGCCAGTTTTCGCAGCAACCTCTCTCAACTGCTTTCGCCTGTTCTCGTACACAACCCTGCCATGGTTGAACCATTCTCTATTGGCTGTATCGATATTTTGGGCGCATGCCATCTCATCCGTAATAGGTGACTGTTTCGACCGCAAATAGTAATGCAACATCTTGAAAATAGACGTCTCAGACAAAGCACCAACACGGCAGTGCATGTCAGGATGGTAGACACTCTTCCTCTTCAAAAACTCAAACTCACTGGATGGCAAAAAGTCCTTGAGCTCACTCTCCTTGTCAGGCATTGTATACACTTGACCATGCTCTCCAAGAAAAGCTGAAGCACCCTTTATAGTGAAGTAATCGCATTCAGGGTGCACAGAGCCAATATTGTCATCACCATACGTGATCAATTTGACATTGAACCGAAAAGGCTTCTCTGGAGCATTCTTGAGTAACTGCTGTTCCCTGTAGTAGCATCTCAAGTTCAAACTCCCACTAATGCCATTCAAAATGACAGTGAGTGAATTGCCTGAAATATGAGTGCCACTAGTCAACATTATCATATCGCCATTAAACGCCACAACGGCGTAAACAAGATCAGCAACCATTGCATGCATAATCAAGATATCTTCCTCGCTATAGTCACATAATTCTGCGAGATCAATCAAAATACGCATGGCCGAAATCAACAATTGTGAAGGCAATTTTTGGTCATACTTTCCATAATCTCCCCCAATGAGACGATTTTCCCCGAAAGTGAATATATGATCATGCAATTGATCCCATTCAGGACCATGACTGTTGACCCCAACTGCACACTCTGACACCTTAGGATTGAATTGCAAAACTCTCAAAAGCGGGAGAAAATATTTCCGGATTAAAAAAGTGAAAGCAACAGGGTTGCTATAGAAAATCCGACATTTTTCCTTAGAATGTATCTCATCCTTCTTGCAAGCTTTTGCGATCGGGTAAGCTCGAACACCATTGCGGTAACAACTCTCCAATCTGTTGATTTCATTTTTGAGCTCTCCATTGGGTAAAACAACCTTTGAATAAGCAGCAAAAGGGGGGGCTTCATAAATCAACTTCTCCTTCTTACCAACTAGTGGAAAACCACAAGCAGTGTTGGTCTTGATGCGATCCAAAAAACGCTTGCCAGGCACTCCATTCCAATTCTCCAATTCTGTTAGCGGACGTGTATCACGCCACAGATTAGATGTAAAAATGGGTATCAAGTCTGATTTGTAATCTCGTATAGCCCATTGAAGAATATCTGGTCTAAACTCAGAAGCAGGCCTAGCCAAATTGGATAAACACTGCTGCCAACCAAACCAGGGAGGTTTCTCTTTGGGTGGCATGAATATGTTTGGAAAACCAAATACGTCCAAAACATGCTCGGTCATCAACGTGGGTTTAGCATCAGACTTAAAAGTACTTCGTCCGATACACGACCCAATAGGCCGGACTTGTGATTTGGGTGGCATCCAATTGAGGGGACTCTTTTTATGAACTGGCTCATCTTTCATGAAACTCACACCATAAGACTGAGGCATGAATGTAGTCCCAGCAGCGAGCAAAACAACACCTTCAATCTTGAGCAACTCATTCAAAGCATCTTTATATTGATCAATTTTCAGTATACCAGAGCAGCCATTGGGTGTTCCCTCAGTTCCAGCTAAATGAAATCCCAAAATAATGGGTTTAACTTTGGAGATGAGGGTCGCACCACAAAGGCCTTTCCGAGTATTTATTGAAAGATAATCATAGTTGATGCCATAAAAGGATTTATACCGATGACCTGTCATAGTAGCCTTGCCATATCCATTCGATTCTTCCACAATGCCATCTTTCCTTCGATAATACATGAAAAATTCAGCAAAATCGAAATCAGACTTGGGGAGGAATTTTGAAAGATCGGCATAGTCACCACCACTAGTGACAAAACACAAAGACAAATCAGTGCCAGGAACCCGTACCGATGTATCCTTGGATAACCAACACTCAAACCACGCACCAGACTGGTTGGGATCATACTTGTAGAAATCGACTCTGATATTGGGTATAGTAAAGTAGTGAGTAGGAATCACAATGACTCCTGTTCGCAAGAATAAGCCGTTTACAGCCCACCTTTCTTTGTTGATATCCATAGATCCATAAACAAGGTTTTTCTGGATCATACCTCGCAATTGTGCACTAGAAGTATTTGCAGCCTCAGGTTGCACTTGCAACGGCTTGATATTAACTTCACAGTACTCATTTTCCTCAGCATCTCGCTTGTCAATTTCTTCTTGTGTTTTAGGCTCAAGAGACCCTTGAGGATTGAATTCCCTCCAAGCCCTATACACACGAGAGAGCGCATACACAGCAGCAACAACTGTGCCAGCCTTGCATATACTCTCAACATGCTTGTCTCGCATCTCTTTGAACATGGGGGCAATGGAATTCGCCTCACCTAGTTCAGAAATGTACTGCCTTTTAACCAAGTTCACCATGTTCTTTTGGACAGTTAGACCAGCAATGACAGTTGATGAGAAAATTGGTGACATCATACCTGGATATACCCGACGATAACAGTACAAGTTGATTGCACCAATGAAGGACCACATTCCGCATGTACGAACAATGTAATTCTTCTTCATCTGTTTTTGTCCAGCCAGAAGACAAAGTTGCTGGACATAATAATTTCCCATCCAAGGAGTTGGTATAATGGAAACCCAATTCCAATGATTAACAAATTTCTTTGCTGCTCTAAGAACGAAGAATGCAGCCGCAGATTCAACAGCAGTATCCATTCCAAAGATGTCACTGCATATCCTACTGCGAACCATATCGCAAGATGATCTAAGAGACTTGACTATCTCTTTACCAAAGTGGGGTTGAAAATCATCTTGGGAATCTGGGTATCGAGGATCAGATGTACACGAATCATCATCTGACAAAACTCGAGGGTCTTCTAACCAATTCTCAGATTCAGGAAACCTAGCATCCGATGTAACAGAATCATCATCACAAAAATGGCAAATATCGCTAACACTACTATCATCGTCGGCATCCTCAACCCAAGCAGGATGGGCCTTCAAGTTGAGAACACCTTGATGTTCACGACAATACCCTTCAATTTGTCGACAACCATCAATGCCACAGCAAGTAATTGCTTTCTTGCGGGCATCCATACTTCGGATGATACTCTCCTGATTTTCCAAATGGTCACCAAATCTGTCTATCAAGAAGTTCAAAACATCTGCTATACCAACATCAGTGAGTTCCACATTGTTGTACACATACGGCTTGTAGGTCGCCAAATGTTCCATGTTCTTTGGGGGAATGGCTCGCTCAACAGTCAACAACCAAAAATCGTCAAACAAGGGTGGACCACCCAGATCAGCATTTCTCTGTTTGACTTTCTCTTTGTCCAAACCCAAAGAATTACCATGTTCATCAAAAGCAGTCCATTCCTTCTTCAATTTGACAGTGATAACAAAATCCATTCTTCTCTGAACAGAAAATGGGCATCTGGAGTAGACATTCGCATCCAGGTGCTTTACATTAGTCGTAGCCATGAGGATTTTAGGCTCAACAAATACTCGACCCTTTGCATCCAAATCAGCCATGTTGGCATAATAAGGAGAATTGTTGGCAATGTCAATAACCCAGCGCGTTGGTGCTGTAGACACAAATTCTGGTTTGTCATTTGCAAGATCATCCAGCTTGAGAACAAGGTTATGAGTCTTATAATTGGACATAAATTTATCAGATGCATTCAGCGTGCACTGCCGGTCTTTGTCCGTCGACATGCCAGCACTTGTCAATAGGGCATCAATGAGCTGATCACCACAAATTGTCTTGCACTGATTACTCTCTCCAAAAAGCTCAAGTGTGAAAGGAGCTCTGCGTACACCACTAGCGAGTTTGGATTGATTGAAATCATCCTTGATCTTCATTAAGTTCAAGAACTTGTCGTGCATGAATTTCTTTTGGAGATTCGATAAAGTTGGAATGATGGCCCCAATGTCACTTATAAGATTGTTGAGTTTTAGATCAAAATCATGTTCAGACATTTTGCATTGTGATTCAAGATTCCCATTCTTAGCATACCTAGCCTTCGATACAATATCACTATAAGCATCATCAAGTTCAATGCTTCTATCACCGTCTAGAATAAGGGGTGAAAGACTCTTGTAGGTCCAGCAAAGTGAAGCCTTCTCAACAAAATATATCACCGAATTGAACGCGGCATCAGCAATATCCATGGAATTACCATGAACAACTTGCATATCGGGTTCGATCAACTTGTAATCATTGATGGAAAAGGTGAGAGATGATTCTTCGCACATCTTCATTGTAACAACGAGCCCAAGAACTCGAGACAAGTGGGTGAAGAAATTATTCTCTTTAAAAGATCGCCAATTTGTTCTCAAGTCGCGAATGACTGCCAACCAATCGGTTTTCTCATCTTCGTCATCTTTACCGCTGTGAGGTTCGAAATAATCAGAAGTGAATGATTCAATACAATAGTCTATGACCTGTTTAACAATAGATTGATCAGTAAAGGTCATCAGATAGAGATGCACAGCGGATAATGCCGCCATGTAATTCTGAGAACCTTCTATACAGAAGAACAAGGAAACAAGTTTTTCTATATGAAGACCAATGTCTGCTGTAAAATATTCACCAAAGACATTTTTCAATCCTGACATTATACTATCCAATCCTTTGAGAATTTCAGTCCCACTTTGTGGGGATAAGTCAGAATGAGATGGCTTCTTACCATTTTGATAGCTCCGCCGTATGAAACGAGAAGCATTCTTTTTCCGACGAATCTTCCGAAAACGCCTCTTTTTGTTTGAGCCACTGCGTTCGCGTCTTAAAAGACCGATACCAGATGACTCTCTATTGTGTTTATCACGCAAAGGCTGACGCCTAGAGTGATCATCCCCCTCAGAATTGCAAACAATTCGTTGGGAGGTTCGCGAAATAACTTTTGTAGTAGACATGTTGTATTCAATATTGCCAATTCAAGACAACAGTAAATCATATAAGTAATTAAAGACATGTCATTTCATTTTGTGTTGTGGGAACGGATTAGGAGCGCACAATAATAAACCAAGTTGTAAGTTCATACTTGGTGGTGTTATGTTATAGTACATAATAACTGGTTGATCCGCTTCCATTTCCAGAGCACGGGTAAAAGCTCCCGCTGCAATCGTTCTGTACTACCCTTGCGCACGGGTGTTAGTGAGGACCGACTCCCAGACCGCACTAAACTTCGATAAAATACAATCTTTCCACTCAAATCAACTAAATGAGCTATGTGATATTGGTTCGGTAAGGCGAACATATCGCATGTATTCTTTTATACAATGAAGTTATTCTGATAAAAGATTGTATCCCGCGTAGAGTGCGAGAACCTATTGGCGACTTGCTAATATACAAGTCTACAATAATATACAAAAATACAATATAATATACATTTTTATGTTGTTTATAGTTTATAGACATGAGGTCTGTAATAATATACACCTAAACCACTTTAAAAGTGGCGGATTTCATAATAGAAACTTGTAAATCTTGAAATCCGGGAAAAAGTTCACTCAAAGAGTGACTCTAGAACAAGTTAAGTCCATCTAGAGATTTAAACCTATGGCATTTAGGTTTGATTTAGATAGTTTTGCCCCGTAAGGGGAGCTGATATCCACAGCCGATTAAAAAGGTAACATAGTGAGGTAGCAGTAGCTACAGATGGGCATAAAATGCCCAAAAGTAGACTTACTAACTCAAAATGGGCATAATGAATGCCAAATACCAAAATCTCCGTGTGCGTAGATGCGC